CCTTCGGCAGGAGATAGCATTATCACTACTTGAGAAAGATTGCGCACAAATAATGAAACTATGGCAAGAAGATAATTTACTTAAATACACCATGCGTATATGCTGGTATATGATAACTTCCAAAACATCTACATTTCACTACAAGTTTAAAAAAGATGAGATTGAGAAAGCGGTGCAATACATAAAATCATTGCAGGAACTTCCTACCCTACCAACATCATTAGCAGCTAAAGCAAACAGGCATTTGCAAACAAAGTCGGCAGATATTAACGATGACCATGAAGCGAGAATATTTGCGAAATATGTGGAACTTGGTAGCAGCCGTAAAGTTGCACAGCATTATGGAATACCCGTTAATCATGTTTGCAATATTGTTTCAAAAATTAAAATAGAATTAAAATGCTTACTACAATTATAGCAGCTTTCTGCTTTGCTTATTATGCGGTTAATGTAGTTAACCCTGCTATGAGAATTAAACGGGCGTTTAAAATTAACCCATTGCAAAGATTAAAGCCATTGGATTGTACTCAATGTCTTACCGTATGGACTGCCGTTGTATTGTATTTATTACCTGCAATTTATAGCGAAGCATTGGCGATTATATTTGGAGCGGGTTTTATATCAATTAAAATAAAATGAAGATACTTGGAATTATGAATAAAACATCTGGCTGCGGTTATCATCGTGTTATAATGCCACTCGGTTTTATGGAAGATGTTACGGGCTATGTAACCAACCATTTAACAGAGGATAAAATGGAGGGGTGGGATATGATGCTATATAATAGATTATCGCCATTTGATTTGAATTGGCAAAAAACAAAAGATTTGCTTGAATGTAAAATAGTAATGGATATTGATGATTATTGGAACTTACCACCTAACCACATTAATTATAATCACTATGAAGAATTTGGCAAACGAATAGAAAACAATATTACGACTGCTGATATGGTTACTGTAACTAACGAAGCATTGGCAATTAAGTGCAGACAATTTAGCGATAACGTTCATATATTTCCTAACGCCTTACCATTTGGGCGCAATCAATTTACAACAGAAAAAAGAGAGAGTGAAAGGGTGCGGATATTCTGGTGCGGTGGCGCAACACATGAAGAAGATTTAAAGATGCTGCGTGGACCAATAAACAAACTTAAAATGCACCAACATAAAATACAAATGATATTGGGTGGATATACAGATACGGATAAGGACAGCAAACAAATATGGGATAAAATGTTTTCTTACTTTACAGCAGGGGGTCAGTTACCCTATGCCAAACTGCATGGCACAGAGCCAAACAATTATATGCAGATGTATGAGAATGCAGATATAATGTTGATACCTTTGGAGGGCAGCGAGTGGCATGGCTGCAAATCTAACTTGAAGATACTTGAAGCAGCATCAAAACGAATACCATGTATCGTGAGCAATGTATCGCCATACAATCTTGATAGTGATGCACCTGTATTATGGGTTAACAATCAACGGGATTGGTTTGAGCATTTGAATTATTTAATTTTAAATCCTATTGCCAGGCAAGAATTAGGCAACAAACTTTATGAGTGGGCGAAAAAAAAGTATTCAATCGAAACAGTTAACATCGGCAGAAGAATTGCATTTGCACATCTTTGCAGCGCATAGACATTTTTACGACTTCTTTACAAAGACAGGCGAACTTGTAAATTTTAGTCATGAGATACAAAATGATTTGCTGAATGCTTATAAGGAATTGCATGACCCGTATTACCACTATGTACGAACTTGCCCTGTTTGTGTTGTGGATTTTTTAAATACAATTTATCGATGGTATGATAATAGAAAATAATACATACATACATCCAACGGCAGTAATTGGTCCTAACGTTATTATAGGTAATGATTGTTATATCGGACCGCTTTGCGTTATTGGTTATCCTGCCGAATATAAAGGCAAAGAACATCTTAACGCAGGGGTAATTATTGGCGATGGTACAAGATTAACGGGTATGGTAACCATTGATACAGGCACAGACAAAGCCACGCAGATAGGTGAACGCTGCTACCTTATGAAGCATTCATACGTTGCACATGATGTTATACTTGGCAATAATGTTACATTAAGCGCAGGGGCAAAGATAGGTGGGCATTCAGTAATTGGAAACGATTGCAATATAGGAATGAACGCTGCAATACATCAAAAGGTAACAATGCCTCAACGGTGCATGATAGGTGCATCTGCATTTGTAGGAAAAAAAACTTTTTTAAACCCATATCGTAAATATGCTGGTGTACCTGCAAAGGACATAGGCGAAAACTTAATGAAATGAATATACTTGTAGCGCAATTAATTTATGGCAATAGACCGCATAACATTTTAATTGATAACGAATTAAAAGCGGGTTACCCTGCTATCTATTGCAGTATTAATACAGAAGGTATTGCAAATGCTATGAATGAAGGTATTGATTATATGTTAGAAAATTCATTTGATGCCATTGCTTTTTTGTCAAACGATATTATTGAGCCTCAAGATTGGTTAGCTAAAAAAGTAGATGCAATGCAAACATATCCTTCCGCAGGGATAATATCAACTTCGGTAGAAACCATTTGCAGTCAAATAATTTCACAGGTAATTATTGGCAACTATTTAATAAGCCATAACACAATTAAAAAGATAGGTTATTTTAATGAGAGTATGTTTCCGTATGGTCCTATTGATATTGATTATTGTCATAGGTGCGATGCAGCAGGAATAAAAACATATTACCTTTTAGATGCAATGGCTCAACATATCGGCAGCCACGCATCTGGAAATGAATACGGGTGGGATAAGGAAAAATTAGTAAACGAGGGGTGGGATAAAGTTTACAAATCTGGTAATTACTATAAATCAAAAAACAATGCCATTTAAGAAAGGACATAAAATCGGCAATAGATTTGCAAAGGGAGTTAGTGGCAATCCAAAAGGGCAGCCACGCAAATTAATATCATCTTTAAAAATGAATGGCTATACAAAATCGGAAGCAGCATTGACAATTAATTCAATGTTAGCAATGACACTTGATGAGCTTGAAGTTGTTTATAAAAATGGCGATATATTAGAACGAACTATTGCAGCAGCATTACGAAAATCATTAGAGAAAGGCAGCCTATATTCGCTTGATACATTGTTAAGCCGAACACATGGTAAGCCTACGGAAATGGTTGAGGTCAATGCAGAAATACAAAAAACAATAACAGTACAATTTGGAAGCGGTAACAATCAACTTCAATCCACATCCAGCGCAATGGACGGTGATAAATTCATCGAAGAGGTTTAGGGTTTTAATGTGTGGGCGCAGGTTTGGAAAATCATTAATTGCACAAGCTATTTCATTAAAGGAAGCAGGGGAGTGTGCAAATCGTGTGGCATATATTACGCCAACATACCAACTTGCAAAGATATTTTTTGATGAAATATTAAAGCAATTACCAAAAGAAATATACAACTGCAATAGAAGTGATTTGCTAATTGAATTTATTACGGGTGGCTCTATTCGTTTTTTTACGGGTGAAAGATTGGATGCCATGCGAGGATTAAAATTTCATTTGGTTATTGTTGATGAAGCAAGTTATATAAGTGATTTGGAGGAGGGGTGGAATAATTCTATACGACCAACATTAACTGACTTTAAAGGAAAGGCAATATTTTTATCTACGCCAAGAGGTCGGAACTTTTTTTATTCTTTGTTTATTAAATCCAATGAAGCCGATTGGGAAAGTTTTAAATTTACCACATACCACAATCCACATATTGATAGCACAGAAATTGATGCAGCCAAAATGCAATTACCTCATTCAGTATTTGAGCAAGAGTATATGGCAAACCCAATGGAGAATGCAGCAAACCCATTTGGCTCACAACACATCATTAAATGCACAAAGGAATTAAGTACAAGGGTAACAACTTATTACGGGATAGATTTGGCGAAGTCGGTGGATTGGACTGTAATAATAGGCATGGATATTAATGGCGATACTACTTCGGTGCAAAGGTTTCAAAAAGATTGGCTACAAACAAAGCAAACAATAATACAAACCATACCAAAGAATACGCCTATTGTAATAGATAGCACAGGCGTTGGCGATGCTATTGTTGAAGATTTGCAAAAGCATTTTAATCAAATGACAGGCTTTAAATACACAGCGACATCAAAGCAGCAATTAATGGAAGGCTTGGCATCATCAATACATAAGGCAGAGATTGGGTATCCTATGGGTGTGGTTAAGGATGAACTTGAAATATTTGAATACAAGTTTACATCAACGGGGGTAAGGTATTCTGCACCTGCTGGATTTCACGATGACTGCGTTAATGCTTTGGCACTTTGTAATAAATGCAGAATTGAAAATGCAGGAAGCGGGGTTTATTACGTTATTTAAAATAACACTTTCTTTTTTTTTATATAATATAAGTATATATGACAATTAAACAATTTCAAGAACTTTACTTTATTGCATCAAATAATGATGCTGATATTGATAAGTCAGTTAAGATGGTTGGCGTTGTAATGGGTATAACGCCAGAGCAGGTTGATAAGATGCCGATGGCAAAGTTCAACAAAGTTTGTGCGAAAATTCAAAAAAAGTTTGAAATTTTCAATATCAAGTTAATGAATGGCAAACCAAAAAAGGGTGTGCGAGTTAATGGCAGGACTTATCAGTTGCATTACCGAATAGACAAAAAGCCAATAGATGCTGCAAGGTATGTAGAGGTTGTATCTTTTGGCAAAGATGTTGTAGCAAATCTGCATAAGATAATGGCATCAATAAGTCAGCCTGTTAATTGGAGGGGGTCACCATATAAATTGCCTCATGATGAAATTGCTGCCGATTTTGAACACATGGATTTTGAGGCTGCATACCACGCAGCGGTTTTTTTTTATCTGCAATATCAAGTATCAATGAAAATTATCCAGCCTTATTTGATACGAGAACTAAAAGCGAAGGGGATGGAGGCGGAGAAAGTGGAGGAGATATTGACAACTTCGTTATTAATTTTGGATGGCTTTCAAATGCCAAAATGGTCGCAGAATTTGAAGCCATACCTCTTGAACAGGTTTGGAATTTAGGGGTAATACATTTTTTAAATGATTTGCTTTATATTAAAATGAAAAACAAAGCAGATGCAGAACAATATAAAAATAGTACAAAATGAGTGAGTTAGGTTTTTCAAGTAGCACAGGCGAAAGTAAATTGGATTTTACTAAAGTAGAAGGCGAGTTGCAAAAACTTGGTGCAAAGTTTAAGCAAAATTTAGGGGTATCAATGAACAGCCTTGGCGTTGTTGCATCTGGTAATTTATTAGACAAAACAAGGTTTGAAGTAGATGCCGATGGAATGAAAGTTTATATGCCTTATTATTTTGATTTTCCAAACATGGGTGTAAAGGGTGTTAAGAGTTCAAAGAATGCGCCAGGTAGTCCATATCAATATAAGAATTATGGAATGAATGCAGAAGGTCGGGCATCAATTAAAAATTATATACAAAGTGGCAAGGCAAAGATTTCAACAGTAATGGCACGAAATGATAAAGCTATTGGAATAGGCAGGGAAAAAAAGCAGTTATCATTAATAGATTTACAAACAAATACTTTAATATTTTTAATAAAAAAATATGGTATAAAGCGCACAAATTATTTCAATATTGCTGTTGCTGCAACTTTCACGCAAGAGGAAATGAAACAAATAGCGGGTGCATTTGGTGATGATGTTGTTTTTTCAATAGTAAAAAAATAGTAATAATGGCAATAACAATTAATACAAACCCAACTTACGGAGATAGCATACAAGATAATTTATGGCACGTTTGCAGCAGCACCCATTCTGGCTCAACAGATATGAAGTATGTGTTTGATGTGTATGTTAATGGGGTACAAAAAATTCGGGTAAAGCAATTTCCCGAGCCGATAACAGGTAAGGCTTATTTTGATGCGGGTGCAGTTGTTCGCAATTCAATGACCTATCAATGGTTTGAGCCTACCAATGTTTCGGCTTATGTGTACGAGCCGAATTTATCAGGCGAAATTGGATTGACATACAATCTACAAGTAGGCGAAGATATAAGCGGTATCACAACAGCAAACTTGGCGAGTGGAAATACAACTGTTTTTAATTGGTCACCACCAATGTTTTTGCGGACCGAAGTTAACATTGACTATAAGTTGAATGAATGGTTAACAAATAGACCAATGTACTGCAATGCTGCATTAACTGAAAATATTTATATTCCATATTACACAGATGAAACATTATATTTATATTGCGAAAAATACGATGCAAGTAATAACATGATTGGCACGACACTTGAAGGCTCGGCAACTGTTATTGAAAATGGATTTGTGCAAATGAATATAGGCACGACTGCGTTAAGTGCTACCTTATCAACCACGTTTAACGACAGCGTAAAATATTATAAAGTATGGTTTAATGGGGATGAACAAATAAGGGTAAATTTAGTATGCAATCCAAAATACACTTGTTATCCTGTTCACTTTCTTAATAGGTGGGGAATGTATGACACTCAAAGATTTGATTTGGTTTCAAAACTTTCAATGGATGTTGAGCGCAAAAGTTTCGGGCAGCGTGATTATAAGTTTAATGGCAACAATGTTGATTATTTATCTACATCTAATCGTTACTATGAAAATAAAATAAATTATAGTAACAAAGCAAATTGGAGTTACAAATTAACTGCCAATGCCTTAACGGATGCAGAATGGGAATGGATAGCAGATTTAATGACTTCGCCTCAAATACTATTAGAAATTAGTGGGTATAAATATCCCGTTACAATTAAGGCAACAAATTATGAATATAATAAATATGTAAACAATAGATTGAAGGCATTAGAAATTGAATTTGAATTTAATAGCGACAGATACACACAACTACGATGACACGAATATTTATTGAAGATAATGAACTTGATATTGATAAGGGCTTATCCAATAACATCACTTATGCGATTGATGATTTGGAACGACTTGACAGCAAGGCAACTTCCTTCAGCAAAACTATTGTAATTCCTGGCACTACTCGAAACAATACTTTGCTGGGTAACATATTTAATTTTAATAACAGCAATTTTACAAGTTCACTAACTGCAAATGTAAATTACAATTTTGATGCCTCACGTTCTGCAAAATGCAGAATAGAAGTAAATGGGTTGCAGATAGTTAAAGGTATTTTTCGATTGATGGAAATTGTGTATAATGAAGGGCAAATTGAATATGAGTGTGCTGTCTTTGGCGAGTTAGGTGGTTTCTTTTCAAAATTAGGTAATAGCAGATTGGAGGATATTGATTTCAGCGCATATAACCATACTTATTCTATTGCAAACATTACAGGCAGTTGGGCAAATGATAACGCAGGGGAAGGATATATTTACCCGCATATTGATTACGGTTCTTACTCAACTGCAAAACTGCATTGGAAGTATGGTACATTTAGACCTGCATTATTTGTGCGCCAATATCTTGATAAGATTATAACAAATTCGGGTTACACTTATACATTTGCGCTTGGCGATACGGATAGATTTAAGCGCATGATTATACCGCACAATCAAAAATTATTTTCACGTTCTGCAAGTAATTTTGTAGAAGCATACTCATCCAATGCGCCAACAATATTATCTGGCGATGGCATTAACCCACCCGATGATAAAAGTTACATACCATTAACAACGGCAGTTGTAACAAGCAACATTACTGACTATCATACCACAGGCAGTTTTAATTACAATGGTACACCAAGCGTTGTAGTAAATATAACAATGGATTGTGAAATTGATGTAACAACAGATACAAGACAATTATTTTATATTGGTTTTAAAAATGCCGTTACTGATGATTATTCAACTTCACAATTCCTTGAATATGCAAGTTTACCCGCAGAGGGAACTAACAGCAATGAAAATTATAGATTTACAATTACAAAGCAGGTAACATTAAATACAAATGACTCTATAAATTTATATGCTTGTACTGACCAACCTGTTGGAAGTTCACAAATATTTGATTTTGCAATTCGTGTGCATCAGTTTTCCATAGTTTCAACTGTTGCAGTTTTATCCACCGCAGCCATTGGAGATACGGTTACAATAAATGATGCCATACCTAAAAATATATTTCAAAGAGATTTTTTTGCATCAATGTTAAAGTTGTTTAATTTATATGTAACGGAGGATAAGTTTATTGAAAAACATTTAATAATAACGCCATATGTTGATTTCTACGATAGCACTCCGAGTTCATATATTGATTGGAGTAATAAGATTGACAGAAGTAAGCAGATAAGAATGAAGCCAATGAGTGAGGTGAATAGCAGGTTTTATAACTTTAAATTTAAGCAGGATAATGATTTTTATGGTGAGCAATACCGCAAAAGATATAATGAAAATTATGGCGATAGGATTTTTGATAACCAACTTGAATTTAGCAAAGATACAGAAACTATTGAACTAATATTTGCATCATCCGTTTTGGTTGGTTATTCTGGTGAAGATAAAATTTACAGCACTATTTTTAAAAGCAGCAATGCCGTTGAGGAGAACATTGATAGTATTATTCGCATAATGCAATGTAAAAAAATAACGGGGGTTACTTCATGGAATATTTTAGCAACAAATGGCAGTACCATTTTAAATACGGGAACGGATTATTGTTATGCAGGGCATTTTGATGACCCCGATGCGCCAAGTAATGACTTAAATTTTGGCATACCAAAAGAATTATTTTTTGTTTTAGTTAGTGGCGATATTTCGGTTAATCAATTTAATGTTTATTATTCATCTTACATGGCAGAAATATCGGATAAGGATAGCAGGTTGTTGCAATGTATGGTTAAGTTAAATGAGCAAGAGATTTATGATTTAGATTTTAGCAAATACATTTATATTGATGGTGGCATATACAGGTTGCAAAAGTTAATTGATTATTTACCTGGCGAGAATATGACAACCAAAACGGAATTATTAAGAGTAATTTATACAACATATTAAAATGGCAACAGAAGTAATAGCGTTACAGCTAACAACAGATACAAAACAAGCAGAGCAATCGGTAGGCAGTTTTAAGAAGCAATTAAAAGATGCCACAAGTGAACTTGTGAATATGAGTATGAAGTTTGGCGAAACTTCAACACAGGCAGCGGAAGCAGCAAAGAAGGTGGCAAAGTTAAAAGATAGCATTGGCGATGCAAAGGCTCTGGCTGATACCTTTAACCCCGATAAAAAGTTTGTAGCATTGGGTGGCGCATTGCAGGGTGTTACTGCTGGGTTTTCTGCTTTTAGTGGTGCAATGGGAGTGCTTGGTGCGGATAGTAAAGAAACTGAAAAACTACTTTTAAAAGTTCAATCTGCAATGGCATTGCAGCAGGGGATAAGTGGAATAATGGGAGCGGTTGATAGTTTTAAATTATTGGCAAGTGGCGCAATGAAATATACTGTTGTTCAAAAGATAGTTACTGCTGCTCAATGGTTATGGAATGCTGCAATGGCTGCTAATCCTATTGGTGCATTGGTTGTTGTTATTGCTGCCGTTATTGCTGGTATAGTTGCTTTAACAATGTGGTTTATGAAATCTGCGGAAGCATCAAAAGAAAATACAAAGGCAATAAACGAAAATAAAAAAGCATTAGAAGAACAAATTAAAGCAAGGGATAAAGCAACGGAAGCAGGTAAACAAGCAATGTCACAGGAACTTGCAATGGCAAAAGCAACAGGGGGAAGTACAAATGCTATTCGTGCATTAGAGTTAAAATTAATTGATAAAAGAATTGCAGATGAGAAAGGTGCGTATGCAGCAGCGCAGCATACATTGGAGATTAATAAACAAGCATATTACGCATTAAAAGCAGCAGATGCAAATGAAAGTATATTAAAAAAATCATTTGAAAATTTTACAAATTCTGTTAAAGAACTCAATGCACAAAATGTTGTTGTTAAAAATGTTTTAGATGAAAGAACTCAAATAGTAAAAAAGCACGAAGTTGAAGTAGCAACCGAAAGAACAACAGCCAGAAATAAAGATATTGCTGATAATAAAACTGACAATGATAAATTAAAAGAGGAAGAAAAAACAGCAAAGGAAAAACGTTTAGACCTTCAGGCGCAATTTAAGGTAGATAATCAAAAAGCAAAACAAGATGAGAATAAACAAGATGCGACGGATAGAGCGGACAAATTGAAATTGTTAGATAAAAACAATTTAGAAGATATTGGCAAAAAAATGCAAAATGCCCAAAAAGAAACTGAAATAAGTCAAGATACGGCAAATGCACAAATTGAAATAGACAAAAAATTAGTTGAACAAAAAAGACAACTTGTTCAAGATACAGCAAATGCACTTGGCACACTTTCTGATGTTGTAGGAAAAGAAACAGGGGCAGGAAAAACATTAGCCATAGCTCAAGCACTTATAAATACTTATTTGGGAATTTCTAAAGGAATATCAATGGGTATGCCTTGGGGTATTCCTTCCATAATTGCGGCGGCAGCAGTTGGTTTTAAAACAGTTAAAGATATTACCGCCGTAAAAGTGCCAAAGTCTACAAATAGTAGTACGCCTTCAATGGCTACACCTTCAGCACCTATAATGCCACAAACAGAAGTACAAACAACACGACTTGACCAAAGCACTATCAATGCCGTTGGTAATGCAGCGGGTAGGGCTTATGTTTTAGAAAGCGATGTAAGTAACAATCAAGAAAGAATTAGAAGATTAAACAGGGCAGCGAGAATAAATTAATGAAATTAGTTACCCATATTTATTATTTTAATATCGGTAACAAATGTATTCCAATACATAGCATTTGTTATTGGTATAGGGGTAGTTATATTTTTCTTAATTAAACAAGTTTTTTAAATTTATATAATATATTATGGAGTTACCTATTTATGATTTGAAAATAAATGCAGAAATTCAAGATGATGCAGAAGTAAGTTTCATTGCTTTAGTAGATGCACCTGCAATTAAACGTGATTTTATTGCCTTTAAAGAAGATATTAAATTTGAAGTAGTAAGCGAAGAACAGCATATTATTACAGGACCAATGATGATACCAGAGCAATTAATTTATCGTAATTCTGCAAAACTTGGAGAACATTATGTAAAGTTTTCAGCCGATACAATAAAAAGTATTGCAATTAAATTCAGCAAAAAGGGTTTTCAAAATAATGTTAATTTAATGCACGATGCCGATATGCAAGTTGAAGGCGTTACATTATTTGAAAGTTTTATCAGCAACACTCAACGAGGGATTAAGCCAATGACTGCATTTAGCGATTTGCCAGATGGTACATGGTTTGGAAGTTTTTATGTTGAAAATCCAAAAGTATGGGCTGCAATAAAAAGCGGTAAAGTAAAAGGATTTAGCGTTGAAGGGTTATTTGATTACGAAGCACCAATGAATGCAGATGAACAAAAATTGAATGAATTAAAACAAATTTTAAACAGTTTTTAAAAATTTATATAATATAATTATGGAAGCAAAAGAAATTCTAACAAAAGTAAAGCAACTATTCAATGATTTAGTTGCGCCTGTTTCAGCAGCAGTTCCAACCGATGTACCCGTAGAAGGTCCAAAAGAATACGAATTGAAAGTTGGTGGAATGGTTATGATTGATAAGTTGGAAGTTGGTGGCGTTGTTATGATTGATGGCGCATCAGCATTGCCTGGCTCATTAGAACTTATTGATGGTACAATGATAACAGTAGGAGATAATGGTGCAATAACTGAAATTATGTTACACTTACCAGAAGAAGTATTACCTGCGGTTGAAGATATGGGAGTTAAATTTACAGCATTTGAAACATTAACAAATGGTAAATTTGCTAACTACGAAACTAAATTTGCTGCACAGGAATTACAGTTAAGCGAAATGAAAATAAGTTTAGCAAAGGCAACAAGTGTAATTGAGAAACTTTTAGAACTTTCTACAATTATAGTTGAAGCACCAGCAGCGGTATCGGATGTAGCCACTCGCACACAAAACACATTCAAAGACGAACAAAAAAAATACTCATCAATATTATTCAATTAATTTAAAAAACAAATAAAATGGCATTATCATTAGGTAGTTTAACCGCATATACCAAACAGCTTACACAGCCGTTACTAACATCTGCGGTATTTGGTGCAAAAACACAGGAGTTAATTTTAGCAGGTGGTATCGTTCTACCAAACGTAAAAAGTTCGGCAGCTATTCCATTAATGGATACAGATGCAGTATTTGCTTCACAGGCTTGTTCATTTGATGCAAGTGGTACAACCACAATAACACAAAGAACAATTACCGTTGGTAAGATTAAAGTTGAGGAGAAAATATGTCCAAAAGATTTGGAAGCATATTTCACTCAAGAGGCTTTAAAAGCAGGTAGCACTTACGAAGATTTTGGCAATGCTGATTTCCAAAAAGCATATTTGGATAAGAAAAATATCCGCATTGCTTCTCAACTTGAAACTGCTATATGGCAGGGTGATAGCACAGGTGCAACTGCAAACACAAATAAGTTTGATGGTTTACAAAAACTAATTGCTGCTGGTTCTCCAACTAACGCTAACGTTAGTGCTTACACAGGTATCGCAGTTGTTACAACAGTTACATCAGCGAATGTTATTGCAGCAACCGAAGGAATATACAAAGCGATACCTGTTGCAGTTTTAGGCAAAGGAGATGTTAAGATATTCGTAGGAGATGATTGGTATCGTTTATTAATTATGGCTTACAGAGCATTAAATTTATTTGCTTACAATCCACAAGATACAGCAGCTCGTACATTTGTATTGCCAGGAACTTCAATAGAAGTACAACCTGTTAATGGCTTGAACACAACGGGAGATGCTTATGCAATTTCATTGTCTAACATGGCTTTAGCGGTTGATTTAGTTGATGAAGAAAATTCATATAAAATGTGGTATAGCGAAGATAACAACGATGTAAGATTTAGAGCAGAGTGGAAGATGGGTGTTAACGTTGCCTTCACAAATGAGTGTGTTTCTTTCTTAGCAGCGATATAATATAATATAATATTAACCAAAAAAAGGCGGTGCAAAAACGCTGCCTTTTTTTATAAAATAAAAAATCATGGCTTGTGCATTAACAGCGGGATATACAATAGATTGCAGAGATGCGATTGGTGGAATTGATGCCGTTTTCTTTGGCGAGTTTGCCAATATGACTATTGCTGATAGTAGTGGTACGGTAACAGGAATTACAAAAGTAGTTGGAAAGAAATTTTACAAATTTGAAGTACCAACAAAATCAACAGCAGCAGCAGCATCAAATCCAACAGGCTCAATCGAAAATGGCACATTGTTTTTTGAGCAAATGATTGATTTTCCTATCAACAAAAGAGATGCAACAACCCGTAATATCATAACAACACTTGCAAAAAATAAAGTTATTGCAGTTACCCTTGATAAAGATGGTGTATTTAGAATGTATGGCAAAGGCTCTGGAATGTATTTAGGTGCTTCAACAGGTGCGAGTGGAGCAGCAGCAGGAGATGCAAATGGTTATGTTTTGAAATTTGAAGGAACAGAACTTGAAGATTTCTTTGTGGTAACAAATGCTGTTGGATTAGCACTTACTACTGCTGGAGTATAAAAATTTTAATTTATAAAAAATTAAGCCCCGACCGATGAAAGTCGGGGTTTTTTAATAACCAATGATAAATTTAACAAAAGGCGCAACCGAAGTAGTATATTTTACGGGGACAGAAAATGCCACACTTTCTGCACCTTATTTTTTATTTGTATTTGAAAATAGAGTAACTTTGGAAGTAATTAAAGTTATGGCTACCAATACAAGTACAACCGAACGTTACGATAAGTTTTCTTTAATTGTAAATAATTATTTCTCTACTTCGACCGATGGTTTTTATTCTTATAATATTTATCAAAAAGCAAGTAACGTCGATTTCACATTAACAGGTTTAATTGTTGAGTATGGATATATGTATCTAAATCCTACGGTTGCATTTGCGCCAACGGAATATGCTGAACAATCAAACACATTTGTAACATACAATGGATAATAATAATTATAAAAATATTGTAACAGTTAAATTTGCACAAGCTCAACAACCACGTTTTGAGGAGCGCAGGGGTAAGGGTTATATTGAATTTGGTATTAATAATGACTACCCTAAATACCTTTTAAGTTTATATAATGAAAGCCCAAAACATGGCGCAATCATTAAAGGTAAAGCAAATTATATTTATGGCAAAGGGTTTGATAATGAGCCAGGCAAAGCAAACGTACAAGGCGAAACATTTAATCAAATATTAAAAAAATGTATTTTAGATGATGAACTTTATGGCGGGTATTATTTACAGATAATCTATAATTTACTTGGCGAAATTAAAGATATTTACCACCTTGAATTTCATAAAGTAAGAACAAATAAAAGTCAATCGGAATTTAAAGTTAAAACAGATTGGGAAGATACAAGAGAGAAAGAAAGAACTTACTGCGCATTTGATAACAAATATGATGCTGCCGAGCCGATTAAGATTTTAGCGGTTAAGCAATACAATCCACGCAGTGATGTTTATCCGTTGCCTTCGTATTTTCAAGCATTAAATTATGTTGAAAGTGATGTGCAGGTAAGTAGGCATATTTTAGGCAATGCAAAGGATGGGTTTGTTGGCAGCACATTAATTAATCTTAATGGCGGTGAGCCACAGGAAGAACAAAAGGCAGCAGTTGAGAAAGGATTAAAAAATAAATTTACGGGAAGCGAAGGCGATAGGGTGGTAATAATGTTTAATAAAAGTAAAGACAACGAAAGTAGCATTGTACCATTGGGGCAAAATATGCTAACCAAAGAGGATTTCACAAATGTAAATAATTTAATTCAGCAGGAAATATTTGCAGGGCATCAAGTTACTTCGCCAATGTTATTTGGAATTAAAACTGAAGGTCAACTTGGTGGTCGTAGTGAGATTATTGATGCCTATGAAATTTTTAATAATACTTATGTACACGAAAGACAACAAGCGCATGAGCATACATTTTCAGTATTAATAACAATGGCAGGTAAACCTGGCATTTATAATATTATACCCGTTGAGCCATTAGGATTTAATCTTACCGAAGCAGGTATGTTGGCACTATTGCCACGCCAATATTTCCTTGATAAATTAGGCATTGATGACAAGTATTATAATATGCCAAGTAGCACAGGCGTTGCGCCTATTGTGGCAGATGTAACGGTTACTGATGTAATTGGTGCAACAACTGTATTAAGCAATGATAATATAAAGAATTTAACAGGTAGGCAGTACCAAAATGTTATGCGAATTGTAAGGCAATTTACGGGTGGAAAACTTACAAAAGAACAAGCAGCATTGATGCTTAAAAGTGGATTTGCTTTTACTGATGATGATGTGAATACTTTTTTAGGACTTGATAATGATGCTGCAACATTTTCGGATGATGAAATTGATTTTGCAATAATTAGTGAACTTTCTAATTGTGGCGAAAGTAAAGAACAATTTGAAGTTTTAAGCCGTCAAGTTGCAAAGTTAAATTTTGCCGAAGTGGTGCAGATTGACCAATTAGAAGCAGACATTTTAAACCTTATTCAAAAGGATAAAAGGATTGATGCAGAAACAATAGCATCAACTTTAAAAATAGATGTACCTGTTATTGTAAAGGCACTTGATAATTTAGAAAAAAATGGTTTGGTTGCATCAAAAAAAACAAAAACGGGTAACGATATAACGATTGAAAGAACACCAACAAAAGTAAATATTGAAGGTCCAAAGCCTTCAACAACTGAAATACTATTGAGGTATTCATACGAAGGTCCGCAGGATAGCAGAAACCGACCATTCTGCGCCAATCTTATGAAGTTGGATAGATTATACAGCAGGGCAGATATTGAGAACGCATCCATTCGTTTGGGCTATTCTGTATGGGATAGGCGTGGGGGTTGGTACACAGAGCCAGATGGTACGCACAGACCTTATTGCCGTCATGATTGGTTTGCTTTAACAGTAGCGAGAAAAAAATAATAATTATGAGTGCAAATATTTTATTTATAAATGAAGTTACATTAAAGAGCCGCACAGGAATAAGTGATGCTATTGATGGCAAACAAATCAAACCGCAGATAAAATTGGCGCAAGATATGTACCTGCAAACAGCGTTAGGCAGCACCTTATATTTAAGGCTGCAAACAGGTATTGAGGATGATGATTTAACTGCTAACGAAGTTATCCTTTTGGATAGTTATGTAACGGATTGTTTGGTGTGGTACACAATGAGTTTGCTGCCTTATGCTTTGGGTTATCAATTTTTTAGCAAAGGAGTTTTGCAGAAAACATCGGAGGAAAGCAATACACCAAGTAGGGTGGATTTAGAATTAATTGGAAGTCAATATAAGCAGACCGCAGAATTTTATAAGCAAAGATTAATAAATTATTTGCGAGAAAATTATACTTTATTTAGTGAATACATAAATACAGGCAGCGGGTATGATGTTATTTTCCCAGAATTAAAAGCATATACTTCGCCAATTTATTTAGGAAAAGATTTTTATTATGGAAATATATCAGCAGGAAACAACGCAATAGCAGATGAAATGGAAACAGTATATGTAACACCAAACGCAGGGGTAAGCACATTCACCGTAACGGGATTGAGTTCTGGTACAACGGTATTGATAGCGACAAGGAGTGGATTAGTAAAAGCAATAACCACCACCACTACTTCTAATAGTTTATATTTGCAAATTAATAATGCGACTGTAACGCTGCCAACGGGTGATGTTACTTCTGCTGATGAGATTTTTTCATTCACTTACAGATAAAAATGAAGTATAAAAAAAAGCTAATAGATAAAGTAATATTCCATGACTTACAACCAATTAATAACAACAATACAAAGCCTATTGGAAAGCAATCCAATAATACAAACGGCAAAAAATATAACGCCAAAGGAATGGTTAATGGATGATGACCAACCTGTTTATCCTATTTGTTGTTATTCGCTTAATAGCGGTACTCTAAATAAAGGAAGGCAGCATATTTTTTCTATTCAATTTTTCTTTTTAGATAAATCGGGTGCAGAAAATGAATTTATGACTGATGTAATTTCCGACCAATTACAAATATCAAATGATATTATTGAATTAATAAGAGGTACAAAACGGGATTACACTATTGATGACAGCATACAATTTACAACCGTATCGGATAAATATGAAGATTATCTTGCAGGAATTTCATTTACTACAAATATAACAACGCAAAGCGACTTTGATGGTTGCGATGTACCAACAAATTAAACATGAAAAAAATATTTTTAATCTTTTTAGTTTTATTTTCTTTTGCATCGTTTGGGCAGGTGTATCAAGCTATGCCACAGCCAGGATATGGTCCTGTAAAACGTATGCTATTTGATAGTGTATTGACTTTGCCTACTTCAATCACTTCGTTGCGAAATATAACGGGAGGGCGTGATACGGGGCAAATTAGATACAACAAAGCAGATAGCGCAATATATGTGCATACAGGATATGGGTGGATAAAAGATAATAGCGGTGGCACAATAACATCCATTGCAACAGGGTTAGGGTTAAGCGGTGGCACAATAACATCATCTGGTACTCTAATAGTTGATACATCATCGGCATCAATTTTAAGCCGTCAACGTGCTGCTTATACTTATGCGCCAATATCAATTACAGGCACAGTAACATCAGTAACGGGTACATCGCCCGTTGTAAGTTCGGGAGGTGCAACTCCTGCGATTAGTATGCCTGTTGCAACCACATCGGTTAATGGTTATTTAAGTTCAGCAAATTGGACAACCTTCAATGCCAAAGAAAGTGCATTAACATTTTCAAGTCCGTTATCGAGGTCAACAAATACTATTTCAATTCCAGCAGCAACAACATCAGTAAATGGATATTTAACTTCTACAAATTGGACTACATTCAACAATAAACAAGCGACAATAACATTAACTACAACGGGAACTTCAGGTGCTTCTACTTTGGTAGGTGCAACTTTAAACATTCCTAATTATGCAGATGCTTATGTTGGTACAGTTACTTCGGTTGCTGCATTAACATTAGGCACAACGGGAACGGATTTAAGTTCAACAGTTGCAACGGGTACAACAACTCCCGTAATTACTTTAAATGTACCTGATGCAAGTGCAACCGCAAGGGGTGTTATAACAACAGGAACACAAACAATAGGTGGTGCAAAGACTTTTAATTCTGCTTTAAGTGGAACAACTGCAACATTTAATGGCACAGGTTATTCAATATTTAATGGTAGTGCTTATCTTGAAACACCTGCATCAACAGGATTATCTTTTGGTTTTAATAGAAGTGGTGGAAATGGGGAAGCAACTATTGTTTGGGGAGCAGCAGCAGCAGGATATAATTTTGAGATTGCAAGTGTATTAAGTGGAACAATTACTCCAAGACTTACTATATTAACAACAGGTGCAGCTACATTTAGTTCTTCGGTAACTGCAACAAATTTATATTCAACAGGTGCATCTAATTTAGCTACAACGAGTGGCAATGTATTAATCGGCACAACCACCGATGCGGGATACAAACTTTCGGTCAACGGTACAGGTAATTTCAGTGGAGCATTGACAGGAACAAGTGCTACGTTTAGTGGTAATATAAAAGCTGATTTACCCCAATATGCAAGTGGAACAAACAGAATTGCGGCATATAACAACACTTCTGCAAGATTAGAATATTACGAGGCAACACAAGCAGAAACAGCAATGGGTGGGCCTTTTTTAAAATTAACAGGGGGAACTTTAACAGGAGCATTAACGGGAACGAGTGCAACGTTTAG